ATATAACGGTAGTAATAATATTGGGCGTTTTGAAAACGCATGTCCAATATACTTAACCCGTGATATGAACTCATGTAAAAATATGTTAAACATTGTAAAACATATGTTTAATAATGATATGAAACGATCAAATAAAATAACACATCAAACTAATAATATAAAACCCATTATTGTGGATACTTCTATACGCAAACTGGAGAAAAATCCACATCTCTATGTAGTTATATGATTTGTTCGGAATATGTATGCTGATTATGTATTATGTTACATTATAATATAGCGGATATTTACGGGACAGTTCTATAAAACATATTGTTGCACATACTTTCACATACTTGCACATACTTTCACATACTTGCACATACTTTCACATACTTTCACATACTTTCACATACTTTCACATACTTTCACATACTTTTACATACATATGTGATAAAAAATCCACAAAGCAAGTATCAATACGCAGTATTGATGTCTTATATAACTGGAATAATGCTGTTACGATATATATATAGTTTTTTGTATGTTGTTACATTATAATAATATATTATTTACGGAATAGTATTATAATATGGAATCGATAAATGATTCGCATATGAAAATAAAAAAAACGATGACTGACGTTGACCAAATAAGCGATATGATATATCTAAAACATATAAATATAACACAGCAGTTAGCAGAAATAAATAAAATACATAATAATACCATTTCAAAATATTATAGTATAGTAAATACAGCATATTCTAACAAATAAAATATATATAGGGACGATCTCGTAAATAATTCATTTATATGTTATTTGACCTCATTATTAATATCAATGATATGTGTATTTTTAATTTCATTTATACACATATCAAATGATTCGATATTTTAATTAGGTTATTATGTAAATGCTGTTGCATTATAATACAATATTATTTACTGAATATGCATATCGTTCGTTTTTTCATTGACTTTATAAATATATAATATCAATATAAACAATTGATATTATATATAAATATACAATGAGTTCCAAAAATAAGAAGCAAAATGATGATGATAATACATCGTTAAAGAATACCGCTAAGAATAATGATAATCGTTCCAATGATGTTAATGTATCGTCAAAGAAGATTGTTAAGAACAATGTGAAACAACCTAATAGCAATATGGTGAATAACAAAGCAACTAAACAAAAGTCAACGTCATCTAATAAAAAAGATAAAAAGTCACCAGATACACCATTGTCAAAATCATCCAATAATAAGCAAGTAAACCAAAATAAAGAAATAAAAAACAAAAATGAGTCCAAAAAGAAACCATATACAAAACAAAAAACATCACTGAAATCCAAAATATCTTCAAAAAAAAAACCTGTACCAAAACAAGTTAAAAAGGGCATTGCTAAAAAAGCAATTGCTAAAAAGGCAATTGCTAAAAAGGCAATTGTTAAAAAAGTCACATCTAATAAAAACAATAAAAAAACAGACGATTGTGAAAAACAAACAACACGGTATTTCAAAGCAGTATATAATGAAAATGAAAAAGGTAGGTTTTCCGGCGATAAGCCGAAACAGGCTGCAAATAAAGCATTAACATCAATAACTAAGGAATTCAAAATACCAATTAATAAAATGTTTGAATTTAGCGTAAAAGAATGCACTCGTGGAAGTAGAAAGAAGACATACACATACGTTGGAAAACGTATCGAACTCGATGATGAAATATCTGTTAAAATCGATGGAAAGACAATTAAATATAAATATTCAAATGTTTTGAAAAAGAAGGTATTTGAAGAATAAATTAAGTTGCTGAACATGCCATCATTGCAACTATTTTTAACATTAATAAACACGGAAAACATGGACATGTTACACATGCTATAACCCACCACCACCATGCTTTATTGAATGTATGTAAATCTGAATTATTATCCTTGCATCCTTTATAAACTCCTAAACAAGAACTACCGCAAAACAATATACATGCGCAACAACATACACATATAATTAGTGCAATTAATCCCATACCACCCGTTGCTACACTTTTTGTAAGTTCTGGATTGTTACTAGCGAATTGCATAGCGGCTGTTGCGGCTGCCATATTTGATGATATATAATAATGTTATATACTTATGAAACATTATTATATGTTGACATAATTAGCGTATATATTCCGAACAAATCATATAACTACATATATGGTGCACAATACTTAGCATTGATGCTACACATACGTGTTGATTTTTATCCCGTTTGTGTATGGAAGTATCCACAATAATATGCCTTATATTATTAAGTAGATGTGTTATTTTATTTGATCGTATAAACACATGTTGTCGTTTCATGTCATTGTTGAAAATATGTTTAATAATATTTATACAAGAGTTTGTATCATGGGTTACGTATATTTTGGATATATTGTTGTATATGCATTATATTGCATTGTAATACAACAAATATTTATCGGACTGACCTATATTGCGATAATAACTGCTTATTTTTATTACTTTGATTTTTTACTAATTTTCTTTTCTAGTAATTTTATTTGTAATGTTTTTGCGTATTTAGTAAAAAAAGGTATTATCGATGCAGATAATATATTGTATGCAATATTATCATCGACCCCTAATATATTGCATGTTAATATTACCCATATAGATACCATTATTATTATAAATATACCAGTACATGTAATAAATATTATTTTTCGCATACCGAGTCCATATTCGTTTAACGAATTCCATATAAATACGTTTTCATTTGGCACAACTTCTTTTTGCACTTGATCTATATTACCAGTATTTTGTGGAATTATATACATATCTGCGTCAAGTGATGTATTGTATGTATTTGTTGATATTTCGAGTATTTTTTGCTCAATATTATCATTTGATTCTTTTTTATTAATACTACTAATATGTATGCTGGTTACATTAATATTATCATTATTTGTATTATCAATCGCAGATAATCTGTTATCGTAAACGTATTTATTTGGTGTATCTTCACTTAAATTAATTACTTTCGCGGGAGTTGTTGACATTGTTTTATTTAGTGAATCGCTATAAACGTTTTTTATTTCGACAATTACATCATTTCTTATTTGTTTAACATTTGTGTATATATTATTTATATAGTACCCAAGTGATGAGCAAGATGATAATATTGTAATTGATTTATTCGGTGCAACATATATACTCAATATGAACCATAAGCAACTATTTATAACATATAATATAGATAATTCACTATATATGATTATACATACATAAAATATATATGAGTAATATTTTCTTATTTTCCATCTAATATTTATGTAATACATAAAGGAATATACTATTATATTGAGTATGTATGCATATGTTGCATACAATATGATCTCATCAATGTATTTTATTGTTGAATAATATACTATGAATAACAATGGAATTGTTATAATAGATAGACCTACAAAATGTACGAGTGCCCTTAATATACTTAAACACATCGACTTGTTTATGTTATGTGTCGATGATATTGTATTGTCAATGAGAAATAGTATACCAAATGCTTCAAATCGATAGTTATTTAGTTTATTCATGTCTTTAACATGTGGATAGTATGTATTGCTGAACGATATGTACGATGTCGTCCATTCCGTATATACTATGTTATAAAACAGATAATTTACGTATATTAATACAATAATATCAATAATAATGTTAAGTATTATAAAAAAAATATATTTCGAGCTAATTGTATATTTTGTAAATATATTTGTTTTTTTACTGTAAATATATGTGCTACCGTTTGTATATGTAAACGTGGGTTTGGTTATATATTTGCTAAATTCAGTTGACAATGCAATATTATCCATGTCACAATTTGTGTCACAAATATACACATTTGCGTATTCTGTTGTTATTAAATTAAATGTCAGTGTTCGTAATAAGTTACTTGTTAACAATATATATATGCGCTGTTTGTAGCAATTTAATTTATGTTCGATATATGTGCTGTTTATCGAATGTTTGTTATTTATGGATATATATTTGTATTTATTATCATTCAATTTAGTTTGCCATTGTTCATTGTCAACGTTTGTCATGTATATCATCATATCGTGATTCGGTGATAAATAACATGTCAGTGTTATACTTATGTGATTATCATCCCACAACTTATTATTTAAAAAAACATGTGAATACGTTACAAACGCAGTCGATATAATTAACATCGTGAATATACTACTCAGTATACATTTATTCACTTTCATGTTAGTGTATTATATCATTATACAACAATTTAATGCGATTAATTGCATATTATAATATGTGATCATATAAATATAACAACAAATGTTAAGTACACGCCGAACAGACGTTATTAATACACCACCACTTATTAATAATATAGATAATACAACAAATATAAGCGATATGTCTAATATTAAATCTGGTATTCTAGATAACATTATTACGGATTTTGGCAAACATACAAATAATACAGGTGTATATGAAAATATTAATAAATTTAAAGATATATTTATAACAACCGATAATGCACAAGATCACCCGGATACACGTATTAAGATCGATATAACAAACGTAACAATAAAAACAAAAGATAACGCAATTATTGTATTAGATCGCGACAACGCGTTCTGTGAAATTACGCCATGGTATATTTTGAAATACATATCTCATCAATATGTTGATAGTGAATCAATCCAACCACCGGTTGATACTGAATATAATAAAGCACTACATATAATTAATCATATGTTTTTTCGCATATCAAAACATGATGCCAAAGTATCATTTGATTTTAACAAAACGATGAATTCACCATTCACAAATAATGTCAACAATTTAGTATCGATTCATACTATATTGTACAATTATGATTGTCATAAATTAAATATCGATATGAACACATTTAAAACACCGAAATTGCGAAATAAATCAGAACATGCTTATAAATATTTATTGTTCGTATTATCTAGCTATATAATTGATAAAATATCAACATTGTCTAATAAAGTTATTGAGACTGAGCGTACAGAACTTGTAAAAATAAGTGCGGTTATTGTATATAGAATGACTAAATTTTCCGAGTATTTGATCAATTCAACAAATAATCAAATATCAATATTATCTAAGGGTATTCGAGAATGTAATATGCTACGCGATGTATTAATTAATAAATGCGACCAGTTAAATAATAGTGTAAATGCCGTATCGAATGGCAGTATAAATCATTATACTGATCAGTCGTCGGATTTATCGGATGGTAAATAATCAACATGTAATAATTTAGATTTAATATCGACATTGCTAAAAAAATAATCAAATGTATCAAATATTGTGTTTATGAACACAACCATAAAATCATGCATAGTATTGTTGCTCATTTCACAATAATCGCAATATTTACATATGCTACGATCACGATCTATTAATTTTTTTAATTCAAATTTATTTTGGTGTGGTAAAAACAATATTTTGAATTTTTTCTTTTTAGCAGTTATTATTTTTGATAAAATACAAGTAATACTTTTTATATTCCCATTTAAATCAATATCGCCACTTATTGTTGCATTATTATTTATTGAAATATTTAATATATATGACATAAATGCAATGGCGAAACAACAACTACCTGAATATCCGTCTATAATAACGCCACTATTTCCAAAGTTAATATAAATACCGTGCTTATTAGTATTATAAAATGATTGTACAATATCGTATTGCAATATGTTAACAATCATGTTAAATGATATATTGATACTGTCATATATGGATGACATGTACATGCTTGGCATTTTTATAAACGATCCATTTGAATTAGCATTTTTAATTATGTTAATTGGAATAACCACACCAATCCCAATTTGCGATGTTCCTATTAAATACATATGGCCTATAATATTATTAAATAGAATGTTGATTGGAGTTGGTGATTGCATAATATATTTATTTATGTCGGATATATTAATTGATATATTTTTTTTAAACACATGTCCGTATATTTTTTTGACGTTTATTTCTAATATAATATCTTCTAATTTGCGTTTTAAATCACGCAGACCAGCTTCATTTGTATAATTTTCTATGATGTATTCCATTGTATTATTATTTATAGTAATATTATGATCAGTAATTCCAACTTTTTTACATAGCTCTTTCATTATAAAATTTTTAGCAATCATTATCTTTTCATTTATCGTATATGGTTTCATTTCGATCTCCGTAATTCTATCGTATAATATTGAATCAATGTTAGTTGAATTATTATAAGAAAATATTATTATTACGTTTTGGAGAGGGAAATATATGTTCTGAAAGAACTTATCTTGGAATTTATTATTATTATTTGGATCGGTAATACTAATCAAAAAGTTATGTATTTCATTAACATTGTTTTTTTTACACGTTTTATCTAATTCATCAAAATACATTATACATCTTGATTGTTTGGCATCTATCATTTTTGATATTATTAATCCTGGCTGAGCTCCGCTATATGCATAGTCATGTCCCATAAATATATCTGCATCTGAATGACCACTTAGTGACATGTGTATGAACGGTATATTTAATGTATTACTCAGTATTGTAGATAGATACGTTTTACCAATTCCCGGTGATCCTTTAATTCCTATAATATCTCCGTTACATGAATTATTATTAACCCACTTGCATATAATTTGTTTAATTTTATGCTTACATTCAAACTGACCATATATTTTACTATTTATTGATTTCATTATTGTTTCAATGTATTTTTTTTGATCAGTTATTTGATTACTAATAATATCACAAGGTGTCCATGGGAAATTTAATAATGTTTTTACATACATATATTGTTTGTGATATTCATTCGAGTGCTTATTCATATTCATTAATTCGATCTTTTCAAGAGCGTGTTTTTTTACATGTTTTGGAATATGTATATTTTCTAATATTTTATACTCAATATCATTATCAGGTGGCGTTTGTTTCGTTAATAATGTTGATTTAATTATTGATTTGTTTATTTTACATTTCATATGAATGCTTAGATTTTCTTGTAACTGATGTACTATTTCTACATTATTTATTGATTTTATTAGCATATTCGCAATAAATATGCTTGTATCGTTTCCGAGTAGTAATAATTTAATTATCCGGTACGTTTCTTTAAATGCACAATTATTAATACATTTAATTAAATCCTCAAAAATTATTTTCGTTAATCTAATATACTCTTTGTATTGGTTTGTATATATTTTCATACATTTTATGTCCATAAATATTATGTCACATAGTTGAATCGACGCAATATAATTTTTTTTAAATATCAAATCATCGCAATTACATTTATTAATTGATTTTATTAAGTCATCGTATTGTTTTTTGAACAACATTACTATTACGCGGTGATCATATTTATAGTACATCATCATTACATCAATGGGTGTATTTTTAACATATCCATTTATAATAAACGCTGTATACGAATTCTTTAAATTAATTGTTATTTCTACACAATTATCTATGTATACTTCATGTGCATTTGATTTACGTATGTTTATGTAATTATATGGTTGATACGCATGTTGCCTATTTATGCGTGTTAACGACATAGGTGTAATTAGTTCGCTATAAAAATTAATACATTCCATAATACGTTCAGGTATATCAATGATATGATCATATTGGATTATATATACTCCACTAAGTATATCATAGCAACCAATATCACCACATACTATTAATAAACTATCATATGCTACACTACTCAGCTTATTATACATATTGTTCGATAATATTGTACATATTGATTGAATGTTATTTACATGACAACTAAACGGACAAGTGCGCGATGCATGGTTTGATAAGTTATATAATATATTCAATAAACGTATATTATTTTTAAAAATATCCATATGACCATATATTATTTGAACACAAATAATATATGGTCATATACCAATAAATTTGAAATATAAATACTTAAATGTATTAATATAATATATTTATACAACATTGTCAATAAAATAAAAATGTCCGATACAATAACGAATGATGATATCCAAACGATGCTGCAATTATACTTTAAACAGCCATACATATTATACAGACATCAATATAACTCGATGGATAAATTATTGGATGAATCGATTCCAATTTTTTTAAGAGATTTTAACAATGTTTTTTATGAATCCATTCAAGAAAATTTTAAGTATGAATATAAATTTAGCATATCTGATATTTACATAAAGCAACCAACGTTTGATGATACTAATATGCCTATTTTCCCACACGATGCGAGAATACATAATCTAACATATTCTGTAAAAGTAATAGGGACAATAAAACAAATACAAACGATTACAAATATAATAACTGGTGAAATAACCATTACCACTATAGGAAAAGTTGATGTAGGTATACCAATCGCAAATATACCTGTAATGGTTCGATCAAAATATTGCAACACTAATATTTATAAGAACACTCCTCACCATGAATGCGAATTTGATCCAGGTGGTTATTTTATTGTTAGTGGTAGTGAAAAAGTAGTAATGTCATTGGAAAAAAAAATCGAAAATCATCCATTCATTACTGTTCGAAAAGATGCGAATAATGTTATATATATGGCTCAAGTTGATTCCAAAAACAATAATGTTAATACAAATATGCAAATATTAACGATTACTATGAAAAAAGAAGATCATATCGTGTCAAAAATACCGTGTTTCGATGAGATTCTTATAATTATATTGATAAAAGCACTTGGATTAGTTGACGATAGACATATATTCGCATGTATTATGGGAAATATCGATAATGATACAATGTCGCATATTATATATAATTTACTGTATTTATCTCACAATATAAATGTATCTGTTATGATAGATAATGAAAAAGTTAATACAAACATGACAATACGGAGTCAACATGATGCAATGCTATACCTAGCACAGCACGCAAGAATACAACAAACGTACAATGAATCGGATATCCGAATTAAAAAGCAACAGCAAATTAAATATGTAACAACAAAATTAAATGAAGTAGTGTTACCTCATATGCAAGGATTACTTATACATAAAGCATTTTATATATGCTACATGATGAATAAATTGTTAAGTTGTTATGTTGGTATTGATCAACCATGTGATCGAGACAGTTATATTAACAAGCGTGTCGATACACCTGGTAACATATTAGAAGATATATTTATTCAGAATTATAAAAAAATGTTATACGACTGTAATAAGTTTTTTGAAAAAAAAAATACGAACCATATAACGCCGATCAATATAATTAATCAAATAAAATCAGGACTAATTGAACATAAAATAAAAGCGTTCCTAGGATCTGGTAATTGGAATAAGAATAATAATAATAAAAAAAAGGGAGTTGCGCAAGTATTACAACGATATACATATTTAAACACAATATCGATTATTAGGCGAATAAATTCACCTACAACCGATCAAACGACTTCGAAAATGACAAGCCCACGTCATTTGCATCCTACTCAATATGGCTATATATGCCCACTCGAAACACCTGAAGGACAAAAAATAGGATTAGTGAAAAGTATGGCATTGTCAAGCACACTTTCCGTCATTTCAAAACGATCAGCCGAACTAGTTAAAAACATATTATTAAACCATGTCCATTTTGTAAATTTTGAAGATATTTGTATTGACAAATATAACAAATATATTAAATTGTTTTTCAATGGTATTTGGATGGGGTTTGTTATAAATCATATAGATTTTTTGACAGATATTCGGAAAAAAAAATACAGTGGCCGTATCGATATAATGACAGGGATAGTTTATGATATTGATAACAATGAAATAAAAATATATTGTGATGATGGACGCGTATTACGTCCGTTATTTAGAGTCGATGATAACAAATTATTAGTTACCAAAAAACAGATTTCAGAAATTAAGTTAAACGACTACGATTATAACAAAGGAGGTATTTTTAGTTGGAACGAATTTATAGCAAAAAATCCAGGAACAATTGAATATATTGATGCAAATGAATCATATTATATTATGTTGGGAGCTAATGTTGATCAAGTGTATGAGATGAAACGTCGCGAGCATTTTGACGGTATTGATATTAACCCTCATTTAATAAGTAATCGATATGATGAAAAAACATATTGTAAATACACACATTGTGAAATAGATCCAATGCTACTATTTGGATCGGTTGCTGTTGGAATACCTTTCGCAGATCATAATCCATGTACCAGAGGGATTTATCAATCCGCACAAGTTAGGCAAGCCATGAGCGTTTATTCTACTGATTTTTTAAATAGAGTCGATATAAGTTATTTATTATATCATCCACAAGAACCACTCGTAACAACAAACGCCGCGAAATACATCGGGATTGATAAATTATCGCCTGGTGAAAATGTTATTTGTGCTGTCGCGTGTTATACCGGATTTAATCAAGAAGATGCAATTATAATGAATGCATCAGCCGTCGATAGAGGGTTGTTTTTAACAACGTCGTTTAAAAAAATTATGGTTATTGCGAAAAATAATCAATCGTCTACGCAAACCGAAATTATAACAATACCTGATCATAAAAACACTACATGTACACGATATGGGAATTATGGAAAATTAAATAAAGATGGATATATTGATGAAGAAGATATTGTTGAATATAATGATGTACTAGTTGGAAAAATATCACACATAAATAAAGCGATTGGTAAAGATAATTACAAAGATAGCAGTGTTATTTATAAAACAATAACGCCATCGGTCGTGGATCGGGTATTTCCTAACTTATCGACACCAGAGGGAGATCCTATGGTTAAAATACGTTTGCGTTCCGAACGACGACCAATTATAGGAGATAAATTTTGTAGTCGCGCTGGTCAAAAATCCGTATGTGGGATAATGCTATCACAGAGTGATATGCCGTTTACGAACAACGGTATTATTCCAGATATTATAATAAACCCATGTGCGTTGCCATCTCGAATGACAGTAGGTCAAATATTAGAAACCGTTACTGGCAAAATATCTATACTAAATGGATATACTTATGATGGTTCTCCATTTAACAAAGTTGATACAGACAATATAAAAGACGAACTTAAGAAGTTGAATTACAGCGATGATGGCGCTGAATATATGTACAATGGTTTTACTGGTGAAAAGATCAAAACAAAAATTTTCATTGGACCAACATATTACCAAAGACTAAAACATTTAGTTGCCGATAAAATACATTCAAGAGCAACCGGACCAACCACTATTTTAACCAGACAACCGCCGGAGGGACGATCGCGTGATGGAGGATTTAGGATTGGCGAAATGGAACGTGATTGTATTATAAGTCATGGCATGGCTAATTTTTTAAAAGAGCGATTGGTTGATTTATCGGACGAATATAAAGTACATGTTTGCGAAATTTGTGGAATGTTTGCACAAAGAATGTTAAGACGGCAACATAGTGGAACAGATTCGCATTTTGATATATATTATTGTAAAGCATGTAACAATAACAATAAAATAGCAAAAATATCAATACCATATGCATTTAAACTATTATTACAAGAACTAATGGCTATTAACATAGCTCCGAGAATACGGTTTAGTAATAAGATTGGTTGATTAATATAATTTGATACATATAAATACTTTTGTAATTATATGTATGTTAATTATAATATATGTACATTACTTTTTAGATTCCTTTTTTGCATCGCTAATAATTTTAGCGATATTTGATTTTTCTTTATTAGTAAGTTCTAATGCCTTTACATAATCAGCTTTCCCATCAACTTTAGTTTTATTGATAAAATAATTTGCTACTTTTTGATGAATTGATGCTTTTAATCCTTTTAACTCACTAAACTTAGTTTTCAATTTCGCAATAAATAATCCCCTTGTCTTAAACATATCACCCTTTCCACCCTTTCCACCAGTCTGCCTCTTCGATCCTTTGCGAGATCCCTTTTTCGATCCCTTTTTAGAACTTTTCTTGGAACTTTTGCGAGATCTTTTTCTAGATAGGTTCATAGATCTCTTTTTAGATCCTTTACGAGATCGCTTAGAACCCTTGCGCTTCTTTGTTGTTACCAATTCTTGATCATTTTTTTTAGATCCCTTTTTAGATCCCTTTTTAGATCCCTTTTTAGATCCCTTTTTAGATCCCTTTTTAGATCCCTTTTTAGATCCCTTGCGAGATCTCTTTCGCGATAGTTTTTTAGATCCCTTTTTAGAACCTTTGCGCGATCCCTTTTTAGATCCCTTCTTAGATCCCTTCGTAGATCCCTTCTTAGATCCTTTCGTGGATCCCTTGCGCGATCTCTTCCGTGATAGTTTTTTAGATCCCTTCTTAGATCTCTTCTTAGATCCCTTCTTAGATCTCTTCTTAGATCCCTTCTTAGATCCCTTCTTAGATCTCTTCCGTGATAGTTTTTTAGATCCCTTACATGATCTCTTTTTCAAACCCTTCTTAGATCCCTTCTTAGATCCCTTATTAGATCCCTTCTTAGATCCCTTATTAGATCCCTTCTTAGATCCCTTCTTAGATCCCTTACGCGATCTCTTTCGTGATAGTTTCTTAGATCCTTTACGCGATCCTTTCTTAGATCCTTTGCGCGATCCTTTCTTAGATCCTTTCTTAGATCCTTTCTTAGATCCTTTCTTAGATCCTTTGCGCGATCCTTTACACGATCTCTTTCGTGATAGTTTCGTGGATCCTTTGCGCGATCGCTTTTTAGAGCCCTTTTTAGAGCCCTTTTTAGAGCCCTTTTTAGAGCCCTTTTTAGATCCTTTACACGATCTCTTTCGTGATAGTTTCTTGGATCCTTTGCGCGATCGCTTTTTAGAACCCTTTTTAGAACCCTTTTTAGAACCCTTTTTAGAGCCCTTTTTAGAACCCTTTTTAGAGCCCTTGGATTTTCTTCTGCGTTTTCCACCACTTTGTAAACGATTTATTAATGATTTTGTTTCATTATCACTCTCGTTCTCTAATAATATATCGTCGGTTCTAATTACTTTATTATTCATTGTTATTTAATTTTATATATTATACAAAGATTATTTTTAATGAAAAAACTATATTCATAATGAAACGTAAAATAAATCGTTTTGTAAATGTGATATAAAAAATATTATATATAGATATAAATAAATATGAGCGGGTTACCTGACATTAGCAAACAAGTTGAGCAGTTGAGAAGCAATGATTATATAAAAATGATATTCATCGTGTTTATTGCGTTTTATGGAAGTTTAGTTTCACCAGGGATGCCAATATGGATCGCTAAGTATATAACTCATCCGATATTCAGATTTTTCATTATTCTCGTGATTGGTTTATTTTCACTGAAGGATATGACAAACGCAATAGTCGCGTCTATCGCAGTTATGATTACATTAACAATGGCAACCAATTCACAGTTTATTGATGAAGTTAAAGGAGATATACACGATATGCTACGAACTGAAGAATTTCAAGTAAAGGAGCAATATAATGATGACTATGTCGCAAATATCGAATCATTTGAAAATATTGATTCTTTTGCAACCGTTGATTAATAAAATATTAAATAATGCGTAATAATATTATACATTATTTAATAATTTAAAAGTTACACACCGAACAATACCCAGCAAATTTATGAGGACAATGCCATCCATGATTGTATCCAAATCCATATACAACATTTGGTTTGCTATTAGCAGTCGATTGTGCGGCTGATGCCGTTGATTGTGCTGTTGATGCCGTTGACTGTGCTGTTGATGCCGTTGACTGTGCTGTTGATGCCGTTGATTGTGCTGTTGATGCCGCTGTTTGTGCTGTATATGCGGTCGTTTGTGCTGTTTCGGTTCGTTGTGAATTTTCCAACAATGCCATCTGTCCATTATTGATTTGTACGTCTTGTTTTGCTTGGCAAATTTTTAAATTATTTATTTTGCTTTGGGACGCCATAGTTTGCATCATTGTCAGTTGCATTTCCATTTTCAGTTGCTGTGTCATTGCATCCATTTCATTTTTTCGTCTCACCTCCATCGCATCCATTTCATTTTTTCGTTTCATTTCCTCTAATTCTTTTTTGACCATTGCTAATTCAGATTTATCTTTATTACGATTTTCACGTGTTAGTTGATTGACATTATCCTGTGCATTTAGTCGTGATTTATGTTGCTCTTGTTTATATTGCACGACATTCATTTGGTCACGTTGCTGTTCATATCGTTTATTCATATCGTCTATTTGCGATAATATGTTCGGATATGTACTCATAATTGGTTGCGGAATTTCCATATTACGATTCTTACAAAATTTGCTTAGTAATAACATCGTATGCTTGTCATCGATATGTTCATCTATATTTGCGTGTATATTTTGACACGTATCTCATTTTTTACATTGACCCATCAAATACCAGAAACAAAGTGATTTTTTATCAGCCATATTTAATGTTGTAATATTTGTATTTAATGTTAATATTTGTATATAAAATATATGATTTATTATGCCATATAATTATATTTTCAATTTTTTATAATACATTGCTGGTCATGATACAGTAAATCATGGATACGTGGACAAATTGGAATCCATTTTAAAACATGCATGTTTCGAACAGCATTAATCCGCAATATTATTTACGCAATTATTTCGGAGTGAATCTAATAACCCTAACATTGCTATCATTCGTAATTTCTAATATTTCAATTGGATGTTTTTTCTGAACATCTGTTTTGTAATTATGAAACGATCTAGACATACCGGTATCAACTCTTATAACTCTGTCTCCACATGTAGCATTGACTCTACTCCCGTTCGTAAACAATTGTGGAGTATGTCCTATTATCATTCCATTTAATTTAAATATTTTCATTGTTGTGTGTAGTAGCATATTACATTTCTTATCCTCATATGGTAAATTTTCAGGTAACATACCTAATACTCGTAGCCAGAATGGAGAATATATTTGATTAGTCATAATATCATAATATTTATGGCTATGTACTAAATTAAGAAGCCAATGACGTATACCAATTCCTATTTTATTCATTTTCTCTTTGGAATCAATATTATAACGATTTATAAATTTATCTATGATCCCGGCATGTACGAACATATATGAGCCAATAAATACAAATGGATACCTAGTACATGCCATTACACGTGCATATTTATGTCCGCGCTTAAATGCTTCTATTCTGGCCTTTAATGGAGACATGAAATTTCTAAATTTATTATATCCATTTTCAGATACGTATGTCATGTCTCCTTCCGTGTTCATTAATTCATGATTACCAAGCAATGATATAACACATCCACCATGTACTATAGCTTTGTAATGTAGTTTAGTAAAAAAGTTAAATAATTCAATATCACCATACTTACGGTTCGTCGCAATATACTCACTATTGTCAGTGTCTGGACGCAATCCATCTAATTGATCCCCAATTTGGACAACATTTGTATTACCACCTATCCAATTATTATTAACATCTATTATTCCAAGTGATCTTAGAATCGATATAGTTAATGAGTAATCACCATGTAAATCTCCAATTACAATAATTCTGTCAACTTTATCTCTTATGTAAATTTGTTTATCATATTTTGAGCAATATTTATTCCATATATTATCTTCTTTATTCATTATATCTATTCATATTATTTTTAATGCGATAGTGCATAAAAAATTGACATTTAAAGGTTTAATTACAAATATAACATAAACTAAATAAAAAATAAACAGAACTAATAATGGGGTTTCCTGGATTTTTCGCATACCTATTGAACAAGTTAAAACCGAACATAAAAAAAATAATATATACGCATCATTCACTAGATCAATGCTATTTATTTATAGATGCTAATTCGGTATTTCATGATGTATGTAATGAGGTTCGCGCATCATACATAAATCAAAATACGGTTGATATGGAAAAAAATATGTGCAAGAGCATAATAATAAAATTAAATAAAATTATTAGCGAAGTTAACCCAGCAAAAACGTATATATGCGTAGATGGAGTTCCGCCAATGGGTAAAATAATTCAACAACGGAAGCGAAGATACATGGGTGCAAAAAAACTAGTTGAAAATAACACCGATTTTGCTAACGATTGGTATAATATTAAAATAACGCCACATACTGCATTTATGAATATGATTGATAAATATTTAAAAAAAAAATATTCTTCGCGCGATGATGTAGTTGTTTCGGACAGTTCTGTGCGAGGAGAAGGTGAATTTAAAATGTTTGATCAAATAATTAATGATGATATAACAAATGTAGTTATATACGGACTAGATACCGATTTAATTTTATTATCCATGATTCAAAATAAAAATATTTATCTTATGCGAGAATATGATGATCGATTCAAAGAGCACATACACATCGATAATGAATATGTATACATATCAATAGATCAATTGAAAAAATATTTCGTTCAATTTATGATTAATAACACAGATCAAAATATCAATTGTATGCAAAAATCAGTATACAAACAAAGATTAATAAATGATGTTGTATTATTATGTATGTTATTTGGCAATGATTTTGTTATGTGTTTGCCATCACTAAGCATATATAGTCACAATCTCGATCAGATTATAAATATATATATGACCGGGCTACACGAATATGATTATTTAATAACTGATAATGATACGCGTGTTGATATACATAACGATTTTTTTAAATATATTATTAATGCATTATCGAATGACGAAGAAAATATGCTAGATAACCGATTAAATAAATTTAATAACACAAATAGCATTACAAATATAACAGATTTAAATAAATACATAACAAGTGAACAGGTGAATATCGATATTAAAAATATTAAACTCAGTAAATTTAGATATTATGATATTTATTTCAATTCAACCGAATACCAAAAAAATGCAATTGATAATGCATGTGTGAAATATTTAAATAGCGTCTACTGGACAATCAATTATTATTTCCACAAAAACGTTAGTAATAATTATTATTATCCATTCAATGCACCACCATTCGTATCAGATATACAAACTTACATGAACGCATATAAATACAACATAAATAATAGCGAATTATTTGATACACATCAGCATATATCGGACATTGAACATTTGCTGATAGTTATACCACCGCAATGTAAATGCTTATTGCCAGATGAATATAAACACATGTTAAACAGTGATTCACAAATATCGTATATGTGTCCATGTGACTTCATGATAGATATTTCTTATAAAAAGGTAGAGCATCAATATATACCGATATTGCCACCGATCGATATTAATTATATTAAGCGTGTTTTGCAAATTTAGCGATCAATAGCAAAAATTGATTATCGCACATTATAAATATAATAATATTATATTTATATTAATAATGTCCCTAAATCCATACATTACTACAGTGCTCCAAACAACTGTATCGGTAGATCCGCATTTATTATGTTGTGATGTGCGAGATAATATAAAAGATATATTAATTACTAGCTTGAAACATAAATGTATTGCCGAGGGTTATATTAAAGACATATATGATATAAACATCCTATCAGATGGATGTATTGATATGTATAGCAAAAAATGCAACGTTACATATTTAGTTGAATATGAATGTATGTTATGTAAATTGTCAAAAAATGATATCGTAGTTGGAAGAGTTGATATTATTACACAAACGTTTATAAAACTTTCAAACGATGCAATATCGATTATGGTATCCGCGGATCGTATAAATGAAATTAATTTTTATAACCAAAATAACACAATTATATATAAACATAACAATAAACCAATTGAGGTTGGTGATTATATAATTGTTAATGTTGAGACGGTGTATACCGTTGAACAAGATACAGAAATTAAAGTGCTAGGGAAATTATTGAACATTGCAATCGATAAGGACATTGATGAATATTATACGAATTTTAATAAATAACCGAATTATGTATACATGTTATTACGGTATCATTAATAAATGGCTATATTACGATTCGATAGCGATAATCACATTATTAATTATATATGTTTTATACATTAGAATTATGTAATTCTCGTAGTACGATTTTGCGAATTTTATTATTTTCTTCTCTCGCACGTTCTATGTCGTGTTCGCGAAATCCACACCCTTCACTTCCGATAATACTTCCAACTAGCATTACTATGCATAATAATAATATCCCACCAATGCACAATATGACAACTAACATTGTTGATAAATGCGTGTTGTTATTATCCGTTAATGGTATTTGAGTTGTGTTCATTGTAATATACGCATTGTGTGTTAATTTATAAATATATTGGTATATTATTCAATTTATTAATAATGGAATTTATTTACATGATATTAATATTATTGTTGGTAACAAACAATATATGTTTGTTGTTGCTTATCATTTATGTATTATACAAATAATACATAAACAAATTATTTACTGAATAGTCCTATACATGTTATGTATGGTTATGAAATATATGTTCGGATATGTATGTTAGAATTGATATATTATTAACACATCCGCATTGCACAGCTGTCGTTATACATTTATATGCCATATCAAATACATCATTTGAATAATACATGCTTCCTATGATATCATATATCTTACCTTTTATCGATGTATCATGTACAATATTAAGTAATGGCATATATGTGTGAATTACCGCGATATCGTTTATGTAATAACAGCACATGAATATTAATTGTATGGAATCATTTGAACGAACATTGTTTGAAATATCTAATTTTGCGTATTTAATTGCATTTTCATAATCACCGATATTATAATATAAAAGTCCCATTTCATATTCTAATCGGTATCCTTTATCAATATACGACGGTATAATTTTCAATGCATTTGTACTTTTTTTTAATTTTATTTTGCATTCTACATAAAACCTTACTGCTTCTATAGTCTGATTATAACTTGTAGTTGCGTATTTATTATCATACTCAAGTAACCGCTCTGTGTAAAATTCACCTTCCATATATTTATTTAAACCCAATACACATACACATATTAAATATAAACTGAATCTATTTAATAATACCGTAATTTCATTAGTCTGTTTGAAATCTAAGATGTTAACGTGTTTTAATAATATATCATAGCATATTTGATATTTACCCTCATCTACCAGCAATCCAATTTTATAATATTCAATCTCTGGATTATTAGATGAATTAAAATCAATAGTATCCTTGATTTTACTGTAATTATCCATATCTTTTAATATGCCATATACAAATAGCAAACATAATTTTGCATCAAATACATTTTCGCTATCTTCTATGCATTTGTTATAATATTGTATAGACTCCTTGTATTTATTATTATTAAAATAAAATTCACCAATATCATAATTTTTCATAGTACGTAACGATAATTGTTCTTGCTCTTTAAATGATATTTTTTCATTCATATGTGTATTATTATGTTTTAATTTAACTAATTCAATATCATTGTTATTCGCGTCCACACATAATTTGTTGATAATATCAATACTATTTATGTATCCGATTGGAGTATTAATAATTACTATATGTGCGTTACATATTGGACATTTATTCGCACATATATCATTCATACATATATTGCAGAAATTATGCTTACATGCAAGACAAACAATACTACGTGAATCATTATATTTATTCATACAAATTTGGCATTGTGTTATATCGTATATATGTTCGATCATCGTGGTTTTATTAATACATTGATTCGTATTCATTATATTAGTATTATTAACAATTAGTATATTTATTATGTATAACAATACTTATTGTTAATAATCATTATTAATTTCAACTTTATTATGTATAACAATACTTATTGTTAATAATCATTATTAATTTCAACTTTAATATGTCGGTTGGTAGGTCGGTACGTATTGTAATTTACGACCAACCCACGTGACAACTAATGTGTATAAATAACATGTAACGAATTAATTATGCGTTTGTATCATATTATATGGATTTTTTACATGTTAATATGTATCAACATGCAAAAAATTGAAAACAAATTGTACTGCATTGTGTTTAATATAATGAGCAATTCATTTTAACGAATTCAAATTTTTAAAAATGGGCTTTACCAACGGTGATTACGTCGTCATTGCGATTGATGGAAAATATTTTTATGGAGTTATTGGATCGGTTAATGGCGCCCAAGCGGTAATGGTTGCTAAGAACTTTTATGTACCCATTGAAAGATCAACGCAAGAAAAAAGCTGGTATCAATTTGATTTTACGATCAAGCGAATCGTAATTCAGTACAACAATCGTAAATTAGATCTCCTAAGAGGACGTGATTGGGAATTATGTAATTATCGGGTAAGCGATCGAATGGACAAGTTCAATGTTGGACCATGGACACTTGCTGAATGCGACATTTGTAGAGCATTTCCAGGGTTCGTTAATCATTACATGCCTATTATTGAAGGAAGTGATAATGAGTTTGGGCCAAAATACAACGATGCCATCGAACAATCGTTGGTACTTGGAAGCATTGTTGCGGCTGGAGTATCCGCTGCGATAATAGGTATTGGTGCGGTTGTTGCTACCGACGGAACAATTGCGGCCATATTTGCTGGAGAAGCGACAATGGGTCAATTCGAGTGGGCATTAGCCGCCGGGACACTTGCGATGGTAGGAGTCGCTGGTGGTGTTGGATATACATGGAACTCGATTGATGATTCTTGTAATAACAGTAACTTTGGTAAATTCTTTATGAAGGTTTTATCATTCCGTGAGCCAGTTCACCACATATGCGCAACTGATTGTGCGGTTGGATGTGTATTGGTGCGAGGCATACATGTCTAACTATTTTTACACGTAATATTTATTATGTGTGAAAATGCATTATTTACAAATAAATGTGATTCGGACTATTTCCTAATTTGTAACAATGATTGGAACGTTTAAATTTAGTAATCCGGTCATATGGTATTAATAGTATTGTCGATGCACAAATTACCTTAATGTATGCGCCATTTCTATCATATTTTTTACGATAATTATATAAACAGTTATCGGTACCCCATAAACAATACCGATAATAACCAAACTTCATAATTGCTGTATAAAATAACTCACATTGTGACGTGAGAGTTATTTTATTTAATAAGTCAATCATTGATTCATATGAACCGTATAATATAACTGCTATTTTTGTTCTTGAATTATGTTGTTTTGATTGTTTGACTGGTAGTTGATCTTCATTGCGCTCGCACGGTGTATCGTCAACATTAACAAACGCAATATTGAATCTACCATCACGAGTAGAACGAACATAATTATCAATATGTACATTAATATTTAATTCTTCTAAACATTCGCGCGACATACCATTTTCAATAGATTTATTATGCAAAACCGTGCCAGTAACGCCCATATTTGCATCACCTACAAAATATGTTTTATTGTCGCTTTTTATAAAAAAATCGTTATCGTTGTGATGTGTATATCCATAACCACACAACAATACGTATTGATCATCGTCAATATGCTCACGTACGTCATGTTCGTGTAAATATTTGAACACGTAATCACACAAATGAAAATTATTGCTATTGATCATTAAATGATCATGTACGTATTTACCGTCTGGCTTTAATTTGTAAGTCATTATGTACTATGTTATAAATTGTTATTATGTATAATATTGTAAACATATGATATTTAATTCATTTTTTATATGTTGATATACAAAATAAATCGGTTAATTACTTTGGAGGATTACATAAATCCATACTGTATGTTATAAAATGTTTTAGTTCAGCATCTAACTCAATTGCTTCCAACATGATTTTATTAATCCGAGTATGCATGTCTTCAAATATTTCTTCAAAACATTGAATAATCGATTCTTTTATATTATCGATATGTGTGTTTGTATATTTGTTAATTATATCTACATAATCGCAATCGGTTATGCGTCTAGTATTTTCACGTATATAATTGTATCCGGTCGTGTTAATATGCGACGATTGTTGTTCGGAAAAAGTATTTAATTGTTGTATAAATTGATGTAATATATTTTGCATTTGTTTATTAATTGGATTGTCGTATAATGAACGATCTGTGTGTAATGATTCATACACATATTTATTATTTCCGCGTATATGAAAAATATTATTCGCAAATGTAATATTAAACAATACACATGTGTTATTTTGTTGCTCATCAATGGTTCGTAATAATTTACACATAAATTCACATACCGGTTCTACATGAAATCCAAACATGTTTTGTCGTTGTCGCAATACTCGCATATTACAAAATTCAATATATGTGTCTAATGCATTTGCATATCCATGCAAATATAAATAATTTGAATTATTGTTGGGCGCATCAATTTTACATTGTTCACATCGACTATTATATGATAAAGTGTTATGTGTAATAATATCGACTAAATGATACAATATATCATCACTAATTTGTAAATAATATGCATTATCACTGCATATAAAATTATCATGAATATGCTTAATTGTAGTTATATTGCTAAATTTAGTAAATATTACATTACTTGATGGCAGTAACGTAACTTTAATAATTTTATTTGGGTCAATATAATCAACATAGTCGACATCGAAATATTGCATGTCATCATTGTCACATATAATATGATGCATCCCCGACATATAATTTAGCACATTAACAAATTTAGAATAGTCGTAATCGATATATATTGTTTTTTGCTTATGTAATTTATGTATTGCGCTCAGTAATTTAGATTTATTAATCGTATTAATACATGTTGTTAATTTCATACCACGTACATTTAACTCAATATGCTCACCGTCGTCCTGCAAATTATCTAATATTTTATATTTGGTATATTGACACGTTTTTTCGTGCTCATTAATAGTATGTTGAATGTCTTGCATATAGCATCCATAATGCGCATATTTGCATTTAATTGTTCGGCGTGAGCAGTTTTTAGTATGTTGTTTGATATTTTGAAATTCTGTTGTAATTTTGCAATAATCACAATCAACCGGCCGGCATACGCATTCTAGTTTATGAGAATTTAACACAGCTCGTTCAAAATTTATTTTACAATAGTCACACTCAATAGGTACGTTATCACAAATAGTAATATGGTCTTTTAATTCTCTTATTTGCATCGATAAATTACAATATTGGCATAACGTGCCAATATGATCACAGTTTACAAAATGTTCAGAGTTATTAGGATACGTTTCTTTGCAATATTTGCATATAGTTGGTGCGAATGGACATTTATCCATATGTATATTAATTGTATCATGTGTACATATCGTAGTACATTGAAAATTCGAACATCGAATGTATCCGTCATTTATCATATTTGCTACCGATAAAGGTGTTGGAATAACTTGTATGTTTTTTTTACAAACTGGGCATTCCGACATACCTTTAACACATACATTGCATATATCGTGCCCACAATGCAAACTAACTATTGTATCAACCGTGTATTTTTCAAAGCATACAATACAATGCATTTTTGTTTGATATTACCGATTAATTGTATATTAGCATTTACAATCACATTTGTATTATTGTATACCACATTCAATTTTTTGGTTATTGTTTGCATTTTATAAATATTAATACGTAAAACAATTGATATACTTAATATAGTATCTGAATCATTGGTTATGAATGATTGTATATGAATAATTCAAAAAATCTAAAAACGTACAATCAATGAATTGAAAAATATACTGCGATGTGCATACATATTGATATATTATTTTAATAATATATCGATGCTTACACATTAACAATCTTCGAAAACAACAGGCCTACCAATAGTTTTTTATCGATAGTTTCAAGTTCTTCGATGCAATTGTCAGATTCATCCATCTCATCCATGTACGCGGATATAGCAGTAACGTTGCCACGGATAGCTGGGTCAACATCATCAATAGCTATATTTAATTGGCTGTATAGTATGGCACATACTACGATGCCAAACACGCATGTGGATTCGACTTTGCGCAACAGCTTTTTATGAAAGGCATGTAAATACACTCGTTGATTGCGGTCTTCACCGAGTTCGATGAACATTGTGCCGTCCTTCTTATATTTGATCGACGACACCTTACGAATAACTGTGTTGTAGCTTACATAGATACGCTTGGTGCCATCTTCAACAAACAAACTCCATGTTGCAACAGCCATTTTCGCGCAATTCGTTAAAATGAATTAAAAGTATATTAGTAAATCACATGCAAAAATAAATTTCAATTTTTTAGTAAATAATTATAATCAATTTGCATCATATTACATAAATTTGATACGAATATAAATAACATACATAAAGTATTTATATAAAATAATTAAGTAATAGCATTTTCCAAATGTGTATTAGATATACATTTGGAAATAACACCAATTATCTATTTATTAAACATCAGCAATCATAGGTGATTCGCCTATTTTCAGTAACGCACTTGCAAGTAATTCCATACACTTATTTGCAAATGGGCGATCGTTTAATTCCCGTGATATATATGCATTTTCCGTTGATAATATGTTCTCGTATTTCTATTCTATGTCGAAAATTCGCATTACACAGTACACATGTATGTACAACTTTAGTTAACATTTATATTGATGCCAAATGAATTGCATACGTTTGGCCAATTACCACATATCATACACTATTTCAATTTTTAACTATTTATTGTTATTGTTAAAAGTAACGACATACACATATAACAACATAATATGTTATAAAATATACAATGTATTCCGCAATCAATTATTTAAAATTGTTCTTTACAAACAATAATATATCGTCAACAAAAGGCAAAAAAGAACATAAAACACCATCGGACAAAATGATATGTATAATATGTAACGAGCAGGATCGTAACTGCATATTGGAACTGTGTAAACATGTTATATTGTGTGAAACATGTGCTAAAAAACTAAACAGATGCCCGCATTGCGATGCTAATATAAATAGCATATGCAAAGTATTTATTTAGACGATTAAACATATAATTGTTATTAATATGTATTGAATACATGTTAATGACAATTACTCACCAGTGAGCGAAACCAACTGTTGCATCAGCGCGTCGAATTCTCGATGCTCTTCGTCGTATATGGCTTGTCGCTGCAATATTTCGTACTCATGAACTCTACATAATAGTTCTTCGCGAATCTGAAGATCGTAAACATAATTAAGTGCCCTGATATCACGAATACATGCCAACGTACACATGTCCATGTCTCGGTAATAAATCGGCACATGCTTGATTGCGCACCATGTTTGTGTAACTGCGTTTACACACATATCTTGGTTGCTTAAATACCCTGGCACACGTTCGAGCTGTTCTCCATCCTGATTAACAGCCGCATTAAATATATCACCATTAATTATACGTGATGTCACAAATATAAGCGCCCTTCCGCATGCACTAACTGCTGCTATACACATACACTCGGTTTGTTTATCTGGTGGTACATATCGGAGTGTCCATCCGACTTGCTTAACCGAGGTCATGTACATATGGTCAGTTATTACGCGTGGTGATACATATCGGATTGCTTCTCCATTTTGCTCAATAGCGATCGTGCAAATGTCTTCGGTCATAACGCAATCTGGTACATGCTCGAGCATCAACCCGTCTCCTGTAACGGCAATTTTGCATATTTTCTCGGTCTTATCGTTGTCTGGTATATGCTTGATTGCATCAGGGTGTTGTTCAACCGCATATTTGTACATATCACTCGTCTTAAATCGATCGTCCAAATATGTCAGCGCAATGCTACTATGACCAACCGCAAGTTCGCATAAGTTAGCCGTTTGTTTGTCAGCAGGTACATCTTTCAAATGGTATCCATCGTTACCTACAATAAATGTGTAAAAATCACCATCCTTGATGATTTCAGGAACGTCTTCGATTTCCAACTCACCTGCACAATACGCGCATATATACACTTCCCGCGTCCTACATCGCGTAGGAACGTGTCGGAATACAGAACAACACGAGCACCAAGACGAGCGTATATTAATGGCTCGTTCACATAATTCATCCGTCTTGAAACGATCTGGCATATCTTTTAAAGCAAGCCCATCGTTCAAAATTGCAAGTTCACACATAGCCTCGTTTTTATGATCCTTCGGCAAGTGCTTCAGATTTAATCCTCGTTTCGAAACAGCAAATCTGCATAACTGTTCATCCATAAAATTCTCCGGTATCGATGTGAACATACATGCGCACGTACCAAGCGCAACCATACATATGTCGCGAGACATGTGTATAACTGGTACGAATTTTAACATATAATGATTTCTTGAAACGGCCGACATGCACATGTCGTAAGTCTTCATACCATCGGGCACGAATTGTAGCATACTAGCGTCTTTCGAGACGACATGTTCACACATCTCAGGTTTCTTTAATTCGTCCGGAATATCACGAAAACTGGTAGGGTGAAGTATACACATCAGCATACATAATTCGTGAGTCATATACTTATCAGGTATATGCCGGAACACATAATTATTACTAATGACTGCTAATCGACACATCCGCTCGTTTATAAATTTCACCGGCACTTGTCTCAGCTCTATATTACCAGTTACCACAAGCAACTCACATATATTGGAAGTCAATATTCTGTGATCTATACGGCGAAAGTAATCACGATTTTTTCGAATCTTTTGCAGTATATAAGGCATTGGATCGCTCATACTGAAATGCTTAGACGCGTAGTGGTAAATGTGAATTCGTTAAAATGAATTAAATATTTATTTGTAAATAATATATAATTTGTAATTTCAATTTTTATTAACAATTGAAAACCGTATATAGGGACGATCCAGTAAATATAAACAAATTATTTACTGGATCGTCCCTATATACACGGATGATCTATTACAAGAATTTTATAAATTCCCTGAATTTAAATGCACTAATAATGAAATAGAAATAGAAAAAGAAAAAACAAAACAGTTACAATTGGAGGTAGATAAACTGCGTTTACAGCTAGAATTGCGTAGATTGGACGATACGGATGATATTAATAATAAGCTGGAAAAAATGCGTATGCGAGCTGAACAAGAGCGATCGAAAATAGAAATTAAGAATGAGCGAGATAAGCTAAAAACAGAAATAGAAGCATTGAAAACACAACGTAAAGAAAGTGTCGCAAAAGATAAAGAAGAGTTAGATTATACAAGCATTGCTGAAAGAATAAACAATGTTGTTACAATAACATTGAATTATGATGATATGGTATCCATTAGTGACATTAACAAATGCTTTAAGAAATATGAACCACGTGTATGTAAGAGCGCGTATATGGAGTATTTACACGAGAACGGTGTAGTTAGTAAAAAAACTATGTATGTTCGCTATTTGAGTGGTTTACGATTAAATGTAAATGTTGATTGATCATGAACATTAATATTTACATATATTGTAAATATTAACTTTCCTTCAGAATCGTACAACTTTCCTTCAAAATCGTACAACTTTCCTTCAGAATCGTACAACTTTCCTTCAGAATCGTACAACTTTCCTTCAGAATCGTACAACTTTCCTTCAGAATCGTACAACTTTCCTTCAGAATCGTACAACTTTCCTTCAGTTTTTATTATGTGTATTTTATATATTTTTCTTACATTATATGTAAAAAAGTAATAAGTATACAAATTAGTAATATATACATTACAATATAATAAGACATCGAGACACATAGAACCCCCAAAAATAGTTTAATAAGAGAATAACAATCATCGCATTCTAAAGCTAAAATGGGGTCTAAAAACGCCATGTGTCTTAATGTAAAAATATATATTTCATGAAACGGTATTACATTCTTCAATACTCTTCCAACATGTTATATAATTCCTAACCCACGTGGACTTTAAAACGTAATATTGTTTGAAGAACGGCTCGCTTTTTATATAATTTTCAAAGTATGATTTATTGTACTTTTTTTTCTCGATCTTTGACAGGTTAATAAAGTAACAACTTGTTATAAAATCGCTATACAAGTCTTTCATTTTACATATGTCATTTTTATCACTACTGTATGTGTAATTCTCTTTGAACCATGATATAATATTACACGACATTTCAAGATACAATTGCGTTCTCTTTTTTATTGTTTCCGGAATATGTAGTACGTAATCGTTATTACGGTACACATTGTATTCGTCCATGAGTATTTTTAGTAAAGCGAATTTGTGTTTTTCCTGAAATTGTTTTGTTTTGTATCGTATATCTGACAGATATATATGATTATCGTTATCGATCACTGTTTTATCATCTGTAAAGGTTGATCTAAATAATATATCAATTATCCTGCGCACATCTGCTTGTTTTGGTTCTTCTGCGAATAATGGTTTTTGGTTACATTCAATAATCATTGTTAGATTTAATTCTTTTTCGGTATTATTCTCATAATTACCTCTCACAGATATTTTACCTCCTCCGGTTAGTTCCATTACGACACTGTTTTCAAACTTATTTTTTTCAGACGGTTCTCTAAATATAACTAATCGTTTCTTGTGCATATTTGCTTTTTCGGGATTATTGCCTGTTTTGTTTTTCTCAAATAAAATAGCATTATTACCAATCATAGCATAATTACCAAGTGCCAGTAATAATAGATCGTTAATTAACCCTTTTCCATTTCCACCACAACCATTGAATATTATAAACTTTTCTAAACACTGTCCATCTAATGCGGTACATAATATTTGTAAATATAACTTACGTTCCACTTCCATTGGCATTATTTGGCATAATATGTCATTTATTTTATTAATTTCAGAACTAGTTGGTTCGCGCCATTCATAACCCGCAGTTGTTGACAAATAATCATCGTAACAATACTCTCTGAACTCCGCGTTTTCAAGATCATATACGATATTGTTGAACCCGAATAAATTCCATTTATCGTCAAATTTTATATCATCACGCAACCCAATTTCTTTATATGATGCAATAACATCTTTTTTAAAATTAAATGTCTTTAACCTTTTTATTTGCGATTTCATTTTATTAAATGCATAATGTTCAAAATAAAGTTCAATTAATATCATTTTTAAGAATTCATATAACTCGTTTGACAAAAAACTCATCATTATAACATCATCCTTTTTCCATATTTTACCATTAAAGCAATATAACTTATACATGTCATTATCAATGATGTATATAAATTTTTTACCCGCTAATGCATGTGCATATTTACACATATCTGATTGTTCTAAATCAAATGTGTTTTTATTCATTATTTCGATAAATTTTAACTTATTATCTTCAATTGCATAATAATATATTGTTGCAACGGTATATTTATTAATAGTTCGCTTCTTAATAAATGTATTAAATTTCTTTTTCGTTGTTTCATATCCATCATAATTATTTCCCTTTGAACTAAAATAATTAAATAATTCAAATGCCTCATCATGACTAGCAAATGTATTTTTTAACGCCATCCCAATACTCAGCCAATAATCATAAACATCAAATCGTTCCTGTTTGTAACATTCATCAAACATTTTTTTATACAACGTCGGTTCAGATATTGTTTTGCTTAATACTTTATCTTTATTTATTGGCGTATCATCTTCCCCAAAAACAACTATATCTTTGCAATTGTTATTAATGATATTTTCGTTATACGGTTTATCATTTAGTAATTTGTTATTTACTTTGCGACTTGTTTGTTGTTTAGCAACGATGTACTCATTTATATTCTCACTATATGATTGAATGTAATAAACTATGAAATCTAACATTTTACCAAACTGGATTATGTGTTTAGTATCATCGTTAATAGACGTGCCTTTACGCTGGTTAGGCGCTCTATACCAATGTTCAGAATATATGCTCGTATCGATATTTTTACTTAATTCGGGATGCTGTTTTTTCATATTCTCGTGTATTTCCTTTAATTTTTCCGTTGTTACATTCCATTTTGGGATTGAATAATGGAATGAGTTATTATTTTTATTATTCAATGTATATTTGAATTCTTCTTTTTCAAACTCTATATTGTAATTTGTTTTCAAAAACGTTTGTAATAGTTTTCTAAACTTACCAATCGTATTATCATATTTATCCAGATCGCCGAAAAATATATATGTAGTGTTTTTATGTATTCTAAAATGATACCCTTTATTGTGCTTCAATTCATTTTTCAACTGTTTGATATCATCATATATAATTGCATGGTGTTTAATAAATGATGCGTCCGCAGATGCGTATGTGGATATCTGGTATATTTCATAAGACATTATTGTTAAAATTATATATTATATTAAAAATATTTCATTATATTTATACAATTATAAACATACTGAAAAAAAAATAATATATTGTTAGTCGCGCATTATTTACATATCATCCGCCAATAACTTAAACAATGTGTGTTCGTACTCTGTTATTAATTTTGTGAATTCTTGCTGTTCTTGGTCGCATATGGATTGTCGCTGTAATGGTTCGTATTCGGGTACGTATTGTAAAAGGTCGTTGTAAATATTTTTACCACATATGTATTTAAGTGTATTAATGTCCTGCGTAACCGCGATTGTACATAGTTCGGTGTTTATAAAATGATATGGTACATACCTTAATGTATATTCATTTTGTTTAACTGCAATTATACATAATTCATAAGTTAAAAATCGATATGGTACGGATTGTAATGAATTTCCATTTTGCATAACTGCTATTTCACATAGTTCATACGTTAAAAATTTACATGGTATACATTCTAACGCATATCCATTTTGCTTGACTGCAATTGTGCATAATTCATACGTTACAAATTGTTCAGGTACATACCTTAACGCATATCCATTTTGCTTGACCACAATTGTGCTAAAAAACTAAGTAAATGTCCTTACTGCGATGTTGATATAAATAACATACGTAAAGTATTTATATGAAATAATTAAGCAACGTGCGTTTATTAATATGTATTAAATACATATTAATAAACGCACTTACACACCACTTAACAAAGCAAACTGTTGCATCAACGCGTCGAATTCTCGTTCTTCTTGATCAACTATGTTTTGTCGATGCACTGGCTCCATATAAGGAATTCGTAACAATAGTTTATTGCGAATCTGTGGATCATACATATAATTCAACGCTTCGATATTGCTATCAAATGCCAATTTACACAATAACATGTCTCTAAAACGACTCGGTACAAACTTAAGTGCGTGTCCATTTTGCGTAACAGCTATAACACATATTGCACGCGTTCTTTGATATGCCGGTATATGCTCAAGTATTCGTCCATTTAGTGTAACGGCATGCTCATACATCGCATTGGTCACGAATTCAGGCGGTATATAATCCAATACATTTACATTATTAAGAAAAGCTAATTCGCATAACTTTTGTGTCCTAAATGTAGGATGCATTAATCCCAACGCCATACCGCAGTTACTCACAGCAAGTTCGCGTAATTGGTCGGTTATATCACGATCCGGTATATACATCAAATTGTATCCATCGGCCTTTAACATAATCGTGTAAAAATCGGTATCTACGAATTCTTTAGGTACATATTGAAGTGACTCTCCAGTTGCCTTAATTGCACATTTACATACGTCATATGTCTTAAATTGATCTGGAACGAATCTTAATACTGGGCGTTCAGTGCATTTGACGGCATTCAAATATAACGATTCCGTTTGAAATTTTTCGGGTAATTCAACCAAGCGTTTTGGTATAACCTGTACAAACAAATCCAATAAGTCACGCGTCAATAAACTCTCATCTATCTCATTTAGCGATAATTGTCGACGGCTAATAAAAATAAACAACACGTGTGTGGGAAGGGTCTTCATGTATTCCACATCAATTAATTTCTTAGAACGCGTTGCCATTTAAGTGCGTGGTTGTAAATTGAATTCGTTAAAATGAATTAAAATTGTGATAATGAATAACATAATGTAATAATATTCAATTTTTTCGTTTGGACAATATGCGCACGTATATTATTTTAATAATATATCGATGCTCACACAGTAACACTCATCAACGTCATCATCCCAATCAGTTGATTTGTATCATATGTTTGTAAGTCATCAATACCCATAGTTTGTTGTAGCTCACTCATATACGTGGATATGGCAGTAACTTTACCCCGAATATCCGGGTCAATGCGATCATATGCTATATCTAATTGTTCGCATAGCACTGCACATTCTACACAAGTGAAAATTGGATTGTCTTTAACTTTAACTAATATTGTTTCATAAAAGTCACTAATACGCTCGAGTCTATGTGAACCGTCAATGAATTCTTCCAAGTCGATGTACGCGTATCCGTGATTATTATAGGCAAAGCTATGTACCGTGTAATAAATGTTGTCACAATACACGTAAATAATTGTTTTTTCATTCTCGATCGACAAATACAACTGCAGAGTAGCCGACATGATGCGAATTCGTTAAAATGAATTAAAATTATATTAATAAATCACATGTAGAAACAAATTTCAATTTTTTAGCAAACAATTATAGCACATTACATGAATCTTTTTTTAGTTGGCTAGATATATCTTTTTTATACTTTTTGATAAACTCTGCATTAAAAATCGATATATCCATTTCGACAGCATCACAATTACCAGTGTTATCATATAGATCATCTATAATACTATCATTAACATAACCACTCACATATTTATATGTTTTACCATTATCGCTAGATTTAAACACATTATTAAATATCAACAACATAGTTTGATATTTATCATAAATATATGCGAAAAATGGATCCAGTTCAATTAATTGCATTAACGCATCATTGAATTTATGATGCATTATAAAATTACCTTTATCGTCGGCACCAACAATACCATTTGCAAAGCCCAAAATAGTAACATATCGATTACTATATGGTGACATATCCTGTACATCACTAACAAACGAACTAACTATTGCAAATATATCGTTTAATTTGGTGATTAAAACAACGTCATTGTGCGGTATATTCATTGCACGAGTTGCTAATGCAGATGGTGTATAAAATCGTGACGTTGTTTCTACATTTACTATTTTACAATTATCGATAGGCTCTATTGTTTCGGCGTCTATGTATATTGGATCAATACACACGCGTGCATTATTCGTGGTGGTGTTTAGTATTATGTTATCTGGCTTTATATCATACATTATATGTGTTTTATGGATTTGATATAATCTGTTCAATAGCACATGAAATATCGTTCTCCGAAACAATGCATTATTTGCAATATCATGATCGTGTTTGTATAACATCCAATTGTTTTTATAAATCATTTCCTTTAGTGAAAATTGTCCAGCGTATTTTAATATTAAAAATGGATTTTCAACATCACCATCGCATCGATTATCGCGTATACCAACAACATATTCTTTAACAGACGATGGCATATGTTTATCGATATTGTTAAATTTTTTCAACTCGTTATTGCATGGTATTGGATCATCAAACAATTTAACGACGCATTTTTCACGAACATAATCATCTCGATGTTCGCCAATTATTACTGTTGTCTGACCCGTATTTATTTGTTTTACTTCACCAGATGAAGTTTGCTTTGCGGTACATATATATTGATTTCGCCCTACATATGTTTCGTCACCACCTATCATATTTTGTTGATCATTATATTCATTTAGCTTTTTGTTATATTTATTTAATTTATGTTCATAGTATGCTATTTTTTGCGTGTATTTTGTGTAATTTAACATATTATATTATTAATAAATAAACAAATTATCGATTAATAAAATTCAGCAAAAACAATTTAGCAATCGTTTACGGTTAATTATATTATCATCAATGTATGTATCATACTGTTTATTTTCAAAGATATATTTTATAGTGTGCATAGATTTATTGTATTTGCGTTTATCATATATTTTCTCGCGCTTTATAAACTGATATGGGAATATCGATAAATTGTCAATAATATCAATTATTAGTGGTTGTATTTCAAAAGATGTTTTTCGCATAATTCGTCCGATTGCTTGTACAATGTCGGATTTCGGTGTTGATAATATTATTGTATTGAGTGTTGATATATCTAACCCTTCCGATGCCATTGCGTACGACGCATATATTATATCTGCATCAGATGCATCATTTAATTCGTATGATTTCATGGAGCCTATATAGTAACTCGTTGTTAATTCTTTGCTATCCAATATACCATTTTTAACATATATTTTTATACGCGAATCCATTGTTTTTTTTAGTATGGTTAAGTGATTTATTCTATCACTTAATATTAATATTTTGCGATTCTTTAATCGCGATACACAATCAATAATATCTGTTATAAAAACATTGCGCTTTGATATTTCGCACATATTTGTTATCATTTTTTGTATGGCTGGTTTCATTTTACCTTTTATATACATTTTTTTTTCAGAATATAAATAATGTTCTAAATAATAATCAAATAATATTACTTTGACGCTGTTATCTTGTTTTGCGGGTACATTGTACATATTATCACCAATGAACCAATTGATTAGTTTTGTTAATCCATCTGCACGATTTGGTGTAGCCGATAATCCAATTGTATAATGTGAACATGTTTTTAATAGTGCATTATGGAATGTTCGTGCAGCAACATGATGTACTTCATCACAAATGACCATTCCAAAATCATCGAATATACTATTATCATAATTAATCATACTAATACTTTGCAACATACCAATTACAATATCTTTATTTTTTACATTTATTTTTTTTTGACGGATGCATCCAATACGAGCATTTGTAAACTCGCGTATTCGTTCATACCATTGATTTAGTAAAAATGTTTTATGTACAATAATTAGGGTTTTTACATTATAATGAGCAATCAATCTTATTGCGAAAATAGTTTTCCCCCATCCACATGGAACGGATACCAAACCACCTTGATAGGTATCTAAATGCTCGATGCATTTCGTGTACGCATGTTGTTGATATTCTCTCAATTCACCATTGAACGATATGTTTATTTTTGCGTACTTATCTATTTTTGATTTGTATTTTGGATATTTATTAATACCATAGTATTTTGGTATATATAAATAATTATCGTTTTCTAAATACACCGAAAATGGTATCACATCATTATATGTTTCTTTATATATTGGTTTAACTGTTAATTCTTTTCGTAGTTCATTGCATTCTATCGTGCTCAATTTATCTTTATTTATCCGATATCCATTTCTACAAATTGTGTATGTGTTGTTCATTTTCTATAAATAATATATGTACGATGTATTACAATATGTACATATAACAATTTTTCAAATAAATCATGTGCTAAAAATTGATTTTTAAATGAATTAACATTATATATTAAAATTAATATATAATGACAATTTTAAATATGATCGATTTATTTGCGGGAACTGGCGCGTTTTCTCATGTATTTGAAAAAAAAGGGGTTAAATGTGTTTTTGCAAATGATATGTGTATTGAATCTGAACAAATTTATAATCTTAATCACAATATTAACCTAACAAATAAAAATTTAAACGATATAAAAACATCAGATATACCAAAACATAATTTATTATGTGCGGGTTTCCCATGCCAGCCATTTAGTATTGCGGGTGAACAACACGGCTTTGATGATGACCGCTCGAATGTTTTTTGGAAACTAATAAACATATTAAAAAAACACAAACCTAAAATTGCTATACTTGAAAATGTAAAAAATTTACAAAGTCATGATAATGGAAACACTTTCAAAATTATATCAGATGAACTTGAAAAAATTGGTTATTATTTCAAATATAAAATACTTAACACATCCGAATTATCAAAAATACCACAAAATAGGGAAAGGATATATATTGTATGTTTTCGAGATAAAACGTTATGTGACAAATTTGAATTTGACTTTGAACAAAAGAATAATAAAAAAATTAATAATTATCTTCAACAAAATATTCCTAATAAGTATTATTATAATAATTCATTAAAAGTATATGATAAAGTACACGAAAATGTAACAAAACATATAAATGACAACGTTTTATATCAATATAGGCGTTACTATGTTAGGGAAAATAAAAATAATGTTTGTCCAACATTGACAGCCAATATGGGAGGAGGTGGTCATAATGTACCGTTGTTAAAAGATAATAAAGGTATACGTAAACTAACTCCCAGGGAGTGTTTTAATCTCCAAGGTTTCCCGGAAGATTATAAATTACCTAACCTAAGTGATAGTAAACTATACAAATTAGCTGGTAATGCTGTTTCAGTGCCAATTGTAAAATTGATTGCCGATAAAATTTTTGAAATTTTATAATTTTTTTTAAATTAATATTAAATAAAGTATTATTATTATTAATTTTATTTTAATTCATTTAATGTTCCATTAAATATTCTATTACAATGTTCTCCTAATTCACTTTTGAATTTCGAAAAAGAAGCACGCAATCGGCCTCTTTGATTGATATCTGCTATTTCTCCATATGTGGTTGTGGATGTAAGTTTAATATTTCGAAAAGTATCATCAATATTCGATAGCTTGATTTCAAATACATCAAATTGTTTTTTTTTATATTTTTTGCAATCAACAAAATATAAAATATCCCATTTCTCGTTTGGACCAAATGAGGTTGGTCCATCGCTCGAAAAGCCTTTAACTTCGATTTTTGTAGCACCGTCCATCAAATCTCCATTTGGTGTATCCCAAGTTGGATATGATTTTTTTATTTTTTTAATACAAAATTTAACTATATTCTCTGATATTTCAGATGGAAAATTAGGTAATCTTATTTTCTTTTTTGTTAAGCCGTTGTTAATATTATCAATAGTGTGTGTATATTCAATAAACTTATCTAAAAATTCTTCCAACGTCTCGAATGAAAATGAATCTTCTTTAATATCTTTTTTAATATCTTTTTTAATTTCTTTTGGTTTCTTGCATTTATTTTTAATATTTATTCGTCCATCTTTATTCACACTATCTTTATCTATATTTTTATCATTTTTCATTTTATCGTTACACTATCTTTATCTATAATATCTTTATTATATTTTTTGTAGTAGTAATTTAAATATATAATTTAAATTTCATTTTTTTATGTATGTATAGATTTTCATATGAGATAACATATATGACTGTCCAGTATCTATATGCCCCATTTCATTGACCACTTTATATTTGATTTTTATTAATATGTTCTTCACAACTTAGCTTCGATAAATTCATTTAGCGATTGATCGTTGATCACGCACGGTATCTTTCTTTTTTTATGAGAATCGTAATGCAATATATCAATTTTTGATAAACATAATAAAATGCGAATATTAATTATAAGTTATATAGATCGTTATTATAACGATATAAAACAAATGTACTAATACATATATCAATGTCGGTTTCAACAACATCGTTATCACCGTCTCCAATCAATGATCGTAATACATCACAAAATAGCACGGATACTAATCAAAAAAAATATACTATTCCATTACGCATTGAAGAAATAAAAAACTTAATCGAGAGCAGTAGTATACCAAAACTAGTTGATTTTGATCATTCCGAAACAGAGTATTTTGTAGGTGGTTCGCGCTCGCATAATACAGATAATGATATACGAAACGTATTAAACAGAAAATCATGTGACTTTTATACAATTATTACTCAGATTGGTGGCAAATTACAATATATAAAAAGTGGCAGTACTGGTCATACATTTAAAGGGATTTCAACAAAAATCGATGGGTGTCAGATAAATTATGGCGTGAAAGTTGTTGCATACAGTAAACGTGAAAAATATGGCAATATAAATGATGTTCGCAGACCGGAAAACGCTGAGTTAATGATGATTAGATTGCTTAGTTATTTTATAATAAATAAACACACACCACATATTGTTCTTCCAATAGGATCATTTAACACAAGTATTAAGCCATTTACATTATCATTGGGAAATAATATAAAAAACAAATCAACGAATAAATATAAATACAAGCGATTTAACGCATTTGTTGAAAAATATCACAATGGAGAATATCATGATAAAGTATCTATTTTAATAAGTGAGTGGGCAAATAACGGTGATTTGATGGATTATATAAAATCTAATTATGCGACAATGACATTGTTAGACTGGAGTGTTATTATGTTCCAACTAATTTCGACACTTGCCGTTATACATGACAAATATCCGTCATTTCGACACAATGATTTAAAGCCAAATAATATACTCGTTCACAAAATATCAAATATGTCTAAAAATAAAGTATTCAAATACACTGTGAACAATGTATTGTACATAATACCTAACATAGGATATATTATAAAGTTATGGGATTTCGATTTTGCGTGCATACCCGGGGTTATTAATAATTTAAAAGTTACTGCGAAATGGACCAGCAAAATTAACGTAGAACCAGTTAGAAATAAATATTATGATATTCATTACTTTTTATCAACATTGAAATTATTTTTTCCAGAATTCGATAATACACCAGAAATACCAATTGAAATTAAACATTTTATAAATAGAATAATACCGGAAAAATATAGACGAGAACCGCATATAAGCGAACGAGGTCGGCTGTTAATAGATGATGAGTATATTACACCTGACAATATATTAAAAACAGATGATCTATTCAAAACATTTAGGAAAAATGTATGGTCGTGATTCATATTGTATTGTTACGTGTGGTGTATTTCTAAAAATATATAAATATGATATTATGAAATAAAAAATGACAATTAGTATCTGTACATCCAGATCTATCATTTATACGAGTATATCTATATTATAGACGAATTTATATACATTCCACAGTATTCTACTGGATTAATATCATATTTACGAGGATTATATATACGTAGTTCTACACATTTTGATAACATAAACTTAAATATGTCATGAAATAATGGCGTATGATTTTTCTCTGGGCATCCTATATGTGCTAATTCGTGTATGGCCACGTACATTAATATATTAATATTGTGTATTGTATTGTTTTTTCTTGATCGAATACACAATACTATTTTATCTCCTTTGTTAACACTGTAACTTGTGTAATAATACTCGTTTATATTTTCACAAAATATTGTATTATGTATTTTGTTCAATATATTTGCGATGAACGGCTTGTATTTTTTATGAGCGTCGATATTTTTGTACAAATATGATATTAGCATTAGTATATTTTGTCTAATACGTGCTAATATATTCGCAGCTTGTTGTTTGTCCTCGTAATCGGCAACAATATATATTTTATTATCTATCGTTGATCTTACGTACGAAACATTGGCATAATTTAGTTTTATGAATATAATAATGCATAATAATACCGTTCCAAATACATACATTGTTGATATTATTAGATACTATATGTATGCAATATATTGATATTATCAAGATCAGTTGAGATATTTTATTAGTTTTTTACATTCGCTCCATGTTGTGTAATCTGATATTGATATTCTTAATATTTTACTAATATTATCGTCACTCACACCAAGTGACTCGAAAACATGAGATATATTGGTTGACATTGTTTTGCATGCCGATCCTATACCCAAACATATATTGTATTTATTGCTAAGATTTTGCACAAACCGCTTATTGTCTGTTTTCATATTGTTTAGTATTATCGTTAGTGTATTTGGCATTCTATATTTAATTGATGGGCTGATTACAATTTTATTTCGAATATTATTTTCGATACAAATTATCTTATTGCGCATTAATTTGTTTTTATGTGCTCTGTTACGATGGGATATTTCCAATGCAGTCGTCATTCCGGATATAAATGCAACATTTTCAGTACCTGGTCGTAAACCATGTTCTTGGTCACCTCCGAATGATAAATTATTGATTTTAAATTTATCTTTTATATACATACCACCTATCCCTTTTGGAGCATGGAATTTATGCCCTGAAAAGCTAATACAATCCAAATTACATTTACGAACATCTATTTTATATTTGCCCATTGTTTGAGTAACATCTGAATGAAATGGTATATTATATTGTTTAGCCAACTTACCTATTTTACTAATATTATTAATAGCGCCTGTTTCATTATTTCCATGTATTATTGTTATTAGTGCGATTCGCTCAATAGAGCTATTAATGGCATTTTTAATGTCATCGATTTTAATCGTTCCGTATTGTTTATCGGATTTATCTATACACGGTATAATATATGTTACTTTTATGTTGCGAATTAGTTCCATTTTTTTTAACAAAACATATATACTTGGGTGCTCGACGGATGTTGTTATTATTCGGCAATTTGGTTTTATAACTCCTTGTATTATTATATTATTCGACTCAGTTGCACCAGACGTAAAATATATTTCACGTGGTAATTTAGTATTAATTGTTTTAGATATTTTATACCTACACATTTCTATTTCTTTTTTAGCTAGATATCCTTGTGTATGTAATACGTTAGATGGATTTGCACAACTAATCCAATTTTTAATTGCTTGTTTCGTTTTCGTATTATATATTAATGTTGTTGCGTTATTATCGAAATAGCTAACCATATTGTAAATGTGATAGTAGTAAATATACATTATCACTAATACACACATACATATTATGCATTTTATATATGTTTTCATTTATAATGTATATATGGACTGTTCAGTAAATAAGTTGTTTATATTTATATATTTCATATAATTAATATTGCATAAATAATATGAACATAAACAAATAAAAATATAGTATGTATAAACAAATAAAAATATAGTATGTATAAACAAATGTAATAATCAATGCGTAATCATAAAGTACATACATACCAAATACAATATATCAGTGCATTGTCTCGCACAAATACTGGCGTTCCGAAAACGCATTTCAGTATGATACCGCGAGTGATATGGATTGATATGTGTTTGTGTATGGTAAATATATAACAACTATTGATTGCGGTTACTCCTGTACAATAAATGGAGAAAAAATCCGCATCTATTCGCAGTTATAGGATTTGTTCGGAATATGTATGCTGATTATGTATTATGTTACATTATAATATAGCGGATATTTACTGGACAGTCCTATATATCCGAATCAATGTACTATAATAAATATTTGAAATATAAAAACAAATACTTGAAAACCAAATTAAATAACATTGGTGGTGGTGACGCGATCGAACAAACGTATGTTAAAGATACATATACAAGTGATGTGCTAAAATATACATTCATGCAATTGGTCGATAGCGAACGCACTAATTATGATGATAATCTCGACATTGCTGTACAATATATACGAAATCAGAAACAATTACATGACTACGTCGCCACCGCTCGACAGCAACATTCACATATTGATGCAGATTTTGATAAATTAACAACATCGATCTCATTTTCGCAGTTCAAACAATATATTATTGCCAAGAATCACGAAATTAATGAAATTAAAAATAATTTGAAGGACATGCAAATTATATTAACAAACCGTCAAACATACCCCAATTTGTATTGTGTAAATATTAACCGCACATGTAATGATACAGTAATGTCATTGTTATGCACATATGATGATGACAATCATAATTTTTTCATATTATGCATTGTTCCATCGCTCGTATATGCGGCACAAATACAATATGCGCAATCAGTAGGTGCGAAACAACATACTTCACAAACATACAAAAATTTATTTTTTCGCATATATATATTTACAATGCACGTGTGCTATAGCATCGATGATGGCGCAACAATATTTTCGATATTGCGCAATATCGACCACAGTTCGACATTATTATATGAATCACCGATATACACTGTTTTAAAAGGCGACCGTGTGAGCAGTACCGTTAAAACAAATAAAGATTACATAACTAATATTAATAATCAGTCATATACTTTGCGTAATATACAGTTTATCAACGAACATGGCGAAGAGTTTCAATATAACCAAAACATATTAGAAACAGGTAGAATTGATTAATATAATACAAATGTATTATATTAATTCATTTTTTATTTTTCCGCAAAATCACATATTCTTTCGCATCGTTTTCATAATCGTCAAAAAATAAATACACAGTTGTTAGAAATGCTTTGTTATTTACTCGCGCAGTTAATGTATTTATCCATTTACATACCTCTTCCATTCGTGTTGCAACTGGTGTTTTAATGTTATGATTATTTACTTTGTATGTGTCTGGATTAAATCTAATAAACGTCGTCGGCATTCCCAGCGATTGACATATATTAACCATTCGTGTTTGCTCGCATTCGCAGTTACGATCCATATGTTGATGTTCATCAACTTCTAAAACAACATATCTATTATCACAATCAAACAGAAAATCGGGTCGTTCTTTACCGCATTCTCCGCGATTAATTATTTTATCGTATGATACGTATTTATAGTTATTTGCATCTAGTATAGCTTTTACTTCTAATTGTTTTGATAACGCGTATTTCTTAAAGTTCGTTGGCTCGCAGTAATAACACATTTTACCTGCATTCAATACACCCAATAATCCACACGACTTACATTCGCTCTCAATAAAGTTAATATCATTGATATATTTATGATCCTCGCAACGCTCATGTTTAGTTTTTCCGTATATCGCTATTTTATAACAGTTCGCATCAGTGCATTGTTTGCGTGGGTTTAATAACATGTTTTTCTCTTTGTGTTTAGCACATCGTATAGGAGCATTGCCAGCAATACCATAACTTGCTCTAGTATCACAGTTTCCTGTTTTACATAAAGTATGCTTTACATCAACCATATTAATCATTGCATGTTCTTTACAGTACGCACCACGAGTTTCACCGAGATAATTGAAATTTGGGGATTTATCACATGATTTATTACCACACCTAGGGTGCATTACATCGATCATGTGACTCTCTTTATGTTCTCTGCAATAAATTCCTTTAACTATTCCTCGATTGCCATATTGAGGTTGTTTATTACATCCTTGATATTTACATTTATTTTTCGTTATGTACACCATATCCGGTTCGGCGTGTTCTTTGCAATATATTCCTTTTTTCGAACCATCCATTGCATATTGTGGTCGTGTATTGCATCCAGATTCTTTGCATTTTTCATGCGTAATATCAACATGTTCTTTTTTCTTATGTTCTTTACAAAATAACGCGGTTAATGTGCCTCCAACACCATACTGTGGTTGTTTATAACAACCATCTTCCCGACACTTCCTATTTACTACATCAACCATCGATGGTTCAGCATGTTGTTTACAATAAATTCCTTTCGCTGAACCAGGAATGTTAAAACATGGTTTTTTATCACAATCTGGTGCGGTGCATCCTCGCATTGTTACATCAATCATATTTGGCTTCTTATGTTCTTTGCAATATATTCCTGACTTTATACCACGTATATTAAATCTTGGTTGCTTATAACATCCGTCCTCATTACATCTACGATTTTTAATATCGATCATATTTGGTTTCTTATGCTCCTTACAGTACGAATCAACTTTGATACCATCGTAATTGAAGCATGCTTGCTTATCGCAACCAGCTTCGCTACACTGTTGTCGCATATTGATTGATCCAAAGTTATTGTATTAAAATAATATAACAACTTTATAATTAATAATATATTCATTTAAGTTATCAATTTTTATAATTTTTATTAATCGGAAAATTCAACTGTCGATATGCATACAAGTCCTAATACGTAATTATCAATAATTTCGAAATCATGTCTTATCAAATATTCTCGAAATTCTTTGCGCGATGGTGTTTTAATACCTTCATTCGTAACCTTAAACCATTCTTTGAATAATATAATTAATTCCGTGAAACATATTTTATCGTGTTTGTCAAAAGTAATCTTGAGTTTTTCTCTGAAAAATTCATATATTAAATCGCTTTCGCATTTATATTCCTCGGTTGCATCACTAACATCTTGTGGTATCGATATGCCTTTTTTTATATACATTGGTAAATATTTACTCAGTAACAAATATGCAAAATATGGTGCCCATGTTGGGATATTGTTCAATAAGTTTTTGTTTTTAAGGAACTGATTTGGACGTCCTTTGTAATTTTCCGGATCAACAAATTCAGCATTAAAACGCAGTACAAATATTCGGCGCATTGTGGCTTTATCCACAGATGATAGCCTAGGTTTACTATTACATATCATTATTGGTGTAAATGTGGGTGTAAACACAACCACTTCACTATATAGTGGACGCGCTTCTATTTTATCACCACCTGTAATTTCTTTCATTACTCCTGTTTGTATGACATCATCTATCTCAGGTTCTTGCATTATTAAAGATCGACTTCCAATTAATTTAGAAATATTCGGAGTCGCTGCACCTAGTTTGCCTTTTTTCTGTGTTAACATCGTATTATCTATTTGTCCATGATAATCTCCTATTGCATATGCATATAAATCTATTGTTCTTGATTTGCCATTTGCGCCCAAACCACTGAATATATACAACCGCTCCTCTTTATTGCTATTAATTAGTATACTTGCCAGAACCGTTAATAAAAATTCTCGATTTTCCTTATCGCACTGCACTTGTGAAAAGAACGTTTCAACTTCCCCTAAACCTGGATCGTTTTCATCGCATTCAATATAATCTATATGTGTGCACTTAGTTATATAGTCGTCAGGCACACCATTTCTGAAAATCATATTATTTTCATCAGTACAATCATATATACCATTATTAAAGCATATTAATTTAGAATCGCTATCGAATTTACTAAGCAATTTAGGCACATAAAAAAGTGATTGGCATTCCGATATTATATTCTTTTTGTAGGAGTGATCCTTTAATCGTAATCTTGTTTTTTGTATTTTATCTAAAAGGCTCTCTTTGTCCTTGCGTTTCTTTTGTAACTCATCCATATCTTTTGCGTTACACGGATCGTCATTTATGCTGTTCGATAGCTTAAATAATATATCAGGCATTTCCTCAGATATGATAATGTTTAGTGTTGTCGCACCTGGCATATTATGCCATCTATGGTTCTTAAATTCATACCATCCATGTTTAGTTTCATAAGTAAATGCAAACCGATAACCATATATTTTATGTAGCAATACAGCCATATCGTAATGCGTTCCGTATTCACAATCTTTTGAGAAATTTTTAATGCGTTCTGACATGATATTATTGTACTCTGCTAAATTATCCATTCTCGACCACATACAAAGAGATCCAACATTATAACCACCGATATTAGCATCATTCCAAACTTTATTGCAATACGATTCATCGAACTTTGTTGATTTTTTCGAGAATTCTATCCAAGTATCGTATAATAGTTCACTATCAATATTAAATAAACACCACCCGACACGAATCCAGTCATTAAACGAAGTCGCTCGATCAACTGACATATTATTTACAAGTTTTTTTACAAAATCTATATCAACTTGCTCATATGTGCTAACTTTATTAACAGTTTCATCATTAACCATATTATCCTTTCGTGATTTATTGCTTTTCCGTACAATATCATTACCATCACAACCACCCATAGCCACGCTCTTTTTATCAACCCTGTTTTTTTTCTTATTTAGTTTGTTATAAATAGCATCAATTGCATCCTGGTCTATGCACGATAGCGCATAATCGTCGGCTGATTTTCGCGTACTTAATATCGATGGAAAATCTAATTTATCGTATTTAGACATTAATTTATTAACTCCATTTGAATTGTATATATGGGTTACATCATATGGCTTACAGCCGTCCTTCGCGGATCCATACATTAATATACCATTGTTTTCAATTACACTTTCGTCTATAACATCGCGCAACGTATTCGCGAACGGTATGCCGTCGAACGTATTACTACACGCTACCGCTTCATATACCAACTGCAATATAACATGTCTGATTTCGGTTAATAACTGACAATATGGATATATTATATGAAACCCGTCTTTCCACATATCCCCCTTATTAGTTGGCGTTGGTTCTGGTTTTTCTAAAACGAACGAGTATAAATTTTTATTGTGTGTGAGCTGTATATGTTCACGTAGTACATCGTTTATTATTTCAATTAATTGCGTTATGTGATATTCGGTGTAATATCGCTTTTTTCTCGGTACGTTAAAATCGATATCTACTAACAACGAACTAACCGACTTATGTCGCTCTACTATGTGCAAACCACCATCGTACATTGCATCAGAATATACTTTTAAAAATTTCGGATAATCATCATCATTTATGTTAAATTTACCCCATGGCTTTCCCATACTTGTATGTGTTATTTCTTGTGTACTTTCTTTTGGTATTGTATGTGTATGTAAGAATTTGAACAGCTCATTGCTTTTTTGGGAGATTTTAGACATTGTCTCTATATAATTATAAATATTTATTTTTATAATTATATAAAAATAAACTTACTAATTCAATTTTTTGGATAACGCGCGATAAAATATCAATAATATTAATATATGTAGCAATGAATGAATATCATACTATTTACAATATAACTACCGATAAATTAGAAAGTGTAGAACGCGATAATATTATTGATAAGTTATACTCGCTTAAATACAGAATCCCAACAATAACCGAAGATAAATACGCAGATGCAACGAAAATGCTTATTTCGAAAATATCGAACAAAATACCATTATATGATATATCCAATATGAATTTAGTATTGGTAGATAAGCATAACGTATATAACAACGTTTCAGTACGACATTTTAGATTTCCAAATGCATTAATAAAAACAGAAGTGCATATGCTAAAGCAACAATTTTTGAGCGAACAATATAATGAAATAAAAAAACAAAAAATAGAACAAATTGACAAAATGTTTGCATTTTTATGTAACTTTGATGCAACAACATTATACAACACATATGTTAAGGCACACTATGATAGTTCTATTCATGCTGGTAAAGATTTATCATATTGTATACGCGCATCATATAATAAATACATACCATATCTCGAACCATATTATACGACCAGCGAAGTGATTGGATTATTTCATAATATGGATTTTCAACTGCATGAGAAAGATAATATATTAGACATATGTAAAAAAATACAAAATAATGATATTAACAGCAATTTGCTTATTGCTCATTTACAATACATTAATCAACAAGATACGAATACATTGCTAAAATACTATTCTTTTCAGGGATCTTCAATTATGAATTCGTATTTAAGAAATTCGCCGAAATTTAAGTACATAAATAAATTAATAGAATCATGTATAACGAGGACATACAATATTATCGATAATGCTCCTGCATTTGATAATGATTATTATTTGTATAGATTTATAAGCAATGATTGGTATTTACATAAAATGAAAATTGGTGATGTGTATGTCGAACATGGTTTTTTAAGCACTTCACGCGACCCGTTTTTCAAAGGTGTCAAATATAATTTTGGCAATATATTAATGAAAATAAGAATACCGAAAAAAAAACGCGGGATCGCTTTAGCAATTGAACATATATCACATTTTCCATTGGAAAAGGAAATTATCATAAAACCATTTACGCGACTTAAACTAGTTAGCAAAGATGATAATTGTCGATACTACTCCACGCATAGTAATGTAGGAAAACAAATTATAACAAAATACGAATTCAGCTACGACGGATGTGATAAATTGAGTTACCAATCTAAGCAACAATGTAAACGCAATATATGTATAGATTTTATAAAAATACATGATGATATACCAACATCAATAAATAAATTCGATTTGGATAATATTATAGAGTACTTTGTCGATCGATATGTTAACGATATATTTCAAATAGATACATACATTGGCAATAAAAAATACTTAATATTTATTGAAGAGTACGATAGTAATTCTGCATATGATATGTTTTATAAATATTTAACTGATAATGGATTTAGTATGTACGTCATGGATAATAATCACAATATATTAATAACAATAGAGATAGGATACGTTTATTTACCGAGTCGCAATAAATATGCAAGCATATACGTAAATAATTATAATGCGCATTTGCAAATAAGTAATACCATAGATATGCATGATTTTTTAAAGTTCATTGCTAGTGTTGGATATTACTTTAACACTAACAAGATAGAAATACATGGCAATTATAAATACGCACATAATAAATCTCAAAAAATCAATGTATTTGATTATCCAAAGTATGTCGGTACATATTGTAAAGATATATATGATTATTTTAAAACCGAAAAAACTGCATATGATGATATGTTAGAATACATAATGCCGAATTATGATATATGTGAGCTGAATAGAATAGCGAATACTAACATATCAGATATTATATCAAAATCAGACGGGGATATATTTTACATCATGCAAAATTATTTAACTAACCATAAAGACGCTGTTAATAGTTTTTATGTATGGCTTGTGGATAATCGTTGTTATATGGTAAATAAATTACATGCGATGTTGCATTATACATGCTCATTATTTGGAAATGTTGATATGCTATCTGGAATTAGTTACCAGTTTTTTAATTACGATTATTTGTTCGACAATGATATTATTAAATATATTCCATATTATGGATATAAATTCTCGTCGCGTTATTTTGACAAATACTCGTATGATGGTGTTAACAACGAAGTTGCTATAGAAAAAGAAATCAATAAAATGAAAAACAATAAATTGTATAAGAATCAATATATTGATCGATTTAAATTTTAATCTGATCGCTTCCCAGTTCGCTTTAGACTAACTCTTGTTATTTTTTTTCGTTTATTATCAATATTTTCCAATATGTCTTTGGTAACAATGGTATCTTTTAGCTTTTCCATGATTGCTTCTTTTATATAATCATGCTTAACTCCTTCGGTTGTTTCATATTTATTTTTGCGCAATTTCACGTTATCTAATTCAACTTGACTTGCATCGGCATTGTCAAAATACTTCAATATATATTCTTCGTGATGCCTACGCTTCTTTTTCAAGTCTGTTAATTCATCCTGTTTTTCTTTTATTAAATTATCAATGTTTATATATTTTAGTACATTGTCTTTAAATTCATCGCTAACTTTTTCTTCTGGTTCATCATGTGACTTGCTTGATCTATTTGCTCGAGTACTATGACTCATGTTTTTTTTACTTTTAATACTATTTACAGAGTTGTTAATGATATCGTTGTTATCCATGGCAATTATATATTATAATTTTATATATCTTTATATCAGCTTCGTCAATCAACAAAAAAAATTGAAATAGTAACAATATACAAATATAGTAATATATTAATTATATATAATTTATTCATAACATTCAATATATATGGCAGATTTTCCTAAATATATCAGAAATATAATTGAAGAAAATGATTTTACAATGCCGAATATATCAGACAAATCAGATTTTAACGATTATTTTAAAAGTGTTAATGATGAATATAAGTTCAATGTTAATTTATTTAAATTGACCAAACAACACATATTTCGTATAACTGATCATATTGATGAAATTAATACTAGGTTCAAACAATTACATAATACTGAGCTTATAAAATCATTTACTGATAATTTGGATGATTCTGGAGACGAACATGATCAACAACATATTAATACATGTACCAATAAAAGAAATTGTGGCGATATGGATGTTATCAGTGTGTCTGATGATAATGCATGCGATAACAACATTATCAACAATGTTAATGAAATGATTAATATGGATTCGGATGATGAATATGTATCCCCTAAAAAAACAGCAACCACTCAACTCACTCATCGATCAAATGATAAAAAGGATAAAAAGGATAAAAAGGATAAAAAGGATAAAAAGGATAATATCGATAATATCGATAATGAAGCAGTAACGCTACAAAAAGATTCTCGTAAAGAGGATAAATATACAAAAATTAAAAAAACAAAAAAGCCAACTGCTAAACCATCAACGGCTACCAAGGCTACAAAAGATAAAGAAGTAGAACAACATAAAGAAGATAGTGATACAGAAAATAGCGATAAAGAGGATAAAGATACGGAAAGTAAAAAAACAAAAAAGCCAACTGCTAAACCATCAACGGCTACCAAGGCTACAAAAGATAAAGAAGTAGAACAACATAAAGAAGTAGAACAGCATAAAGAAGATAGTGATACAGAAAATAGCGATAACGAGGATAAAGATACGGAAAGTAAAAAAACAAAAAAGCCAACTGCTAAACCATCAACGGCTACAAAGGCGACAAAGGTTGCAAAGGCTACAAAGGCAACAAAGGCAACAAAGGATACAAAGGCAACAAATGACACAAAGGATATAAAGGCGAAAGAAGTAGAACCATATAAAGAAGATAGTGATACGGAAAATAGCGATAAAGAGGATAAAGATGATAAAAATACCGAACGTAAAAAAACAAAAAAGCCAACTGATAAATCATCAAAGGTTACGAAGGCTACAAAAGCAACCACTGGTAAAGAAATAGCACCACCAAAAGAAGATAGTGATATAGAAAATAAAAAAACAAAAAAGCAAACTGATAAATCATCAAAGGTTACGAAGGCTACAAAAGCAACCAATGGTAAAGAAATAGCACCGCCAAAAGAAGATAGTGATATAGAAAATAAAAAAACAAAAAAGCCAGCATCTACTCAACCGACATCATCTAATAAACGTACAAAATCAGCAAAATAATTGACCATTGTTAATAATAACTATTTATTATTAACTTATGTAAAATTGAAATTATAACTTAATGTATAAATATAACTACATATATACATATAATAATATAACTAAAAATGTCGACATTTGTTATAATTGACGAGACAACTTCATATGCAACATATCACAGATATTGTTATCCCAGCAATAACCCAGAGCCAATAAAGATTTATTTGGAACAGCTGTACAAATATATGTACATGTCAGGTGTTAATAAAATAAAATTCAATGAAAATAAATTGCGATTGGTCGAGTTTTGTAATAACAGTGCGTCGTCTGACTATGAGTACATATTCGATATTGCAACAAATACTATTGTATCCAATAAACTGTGCAAAATGACGCTAGATACATCACAGTACCCATACTTAATGACATTAATTTGCAATATGTCGAATAATATACATGGAACTATTATTAAAACTAAATACGTACTAAACGATGAAGAAGGTGACGCCGATTCAGAACGAATCAATGATATTAGTTACAAAAATAAAGAATTATCAGAAATGATAATGAAGCGTACACATAAGCTAAATGAAAAAAAGAAAAAATTATATGTTTGTAATGAGAACTCAGACGAATCGAAAAAAAAGTATGATGCTAACCGAAAAGTGTATAATGATATACAAGATAATATTATTACCGAAATACCACCAACGTTTAAAGATATGTATACCATATACAAATGGATGGATACTAATAATTTATTAGACACCCATAATGCACATAATATATGTGGCATGTTGTACAAACAAGCTAATCAACAGAAATTGCAAGAAAATATTAGTTCGAATTTACTAAATATGTGTTCAAGTAGATATGATATTGATACAGAAACGAGTGACACAAGTTCGTCGTTTAGCATACGCGATACATGTGAACATACGAAATATGATAAACAAGATAATAATAATGAACGTACTCATTGTGATAATAATTATTTAGATGATAGTATTATTAATATTAATGGACTATCACCAGATCGTATAAAAAATATTATTAGCGAATCTATTAATATGTATAACAATATGTCGGGCAATACACATAATATCGACATTGATCGTGATGAAGATGCCAACAATCATAGCATTGGCTCTGATGAATCAAATTCTTCGAAATATACATCACATAAAAAGTCCGATGAAGAGTCCGATGAAGAGTCCGATGAAGAGTCCGATGAAGAGTTATACGAAAAGTCATGTGAAAAGTCATGTGAAAAGTCATGTGAAAAGTCATATGAAAAGTCATGTAAAAAGTCATATGAAGAGTCCGATAAAGAGTCCGATGAAGAGTCTGATAAAGAGTTATACGAAAAGTCATGTGAAAAGTCATGTGAAAAGTCATGTGAAAAGTCATGTGAAAAGTCATGTGAAAAGTCATATGAAAAGTCATATGAAGAGTCCGATAAAGAGTTATTCGAAAAGTCATGTGAAACGTCAAATAACGATATCAATAAAAATACTGATATAAATGCAGTAAATAATGTTCAAGATATGATTAATGAACATTTGGAAAATATAAAAGAGGAACCAAAAGAGGAACCAAAAGAGGAACCAAAAGAGGAACCAAAAGAGGAACCAAAAGAGGAACCAAAAGAGGAACCAAAAGAGGAACCAAA